CTTGGGCAAGAAGTCTTTGAGATTATACAGACCATGTGTTTTAACAGCATCTTGCTCTGCATCAGTCAATGGACGCTCACGACGGCTCCACTTTGAAGTAGAATAATCTGCGTAACCACCTTTGCTAGTCTTTTTGATGTTGAAATCAAGACCGCGCATGTAGTCAGTTGGCAGTTCTTCCATCTCGGGATCCATCAAACTTGATTTGATGATTGTAAAGATTTGTGGACTGATGACGAAACGACGGATAGGATTTGGGGGAGTTTTGTCTTCTCCGATCGGGTTCTGGCGAACGAAACCTTGGAAAAGATAACTACGCTTTTTCCAGTATTTGTTTGCTAGTTCTTTTAAAGATTCATCCTTGTACCAAGGACGAACTTCTGCCAATACAGGGCAATTGTCGCCAAACATCTCTACGCAAGGTACTTGAACTACCACTTGCTTGACATTTGGATCACCCTTTACTCCATTGAATGGAAGCTTGATGATTTGACGCTCTACCCAGAAAAAAGTATTCTTGCTATCTTGATCTGGAAGGAAACGAACGGTTGCGATTGAACCTTCATCCATGTTCCAATGGGGATAGATTGCGTTATCTGATGATGCGCCAGAAGCGCCTTTTTGTGATTTGTTTTCTTGTGCCGCGATACGGGCACGAATCTCTGCTAGACTTGCCATTTGTTTTCTCCTTTTAAAAATGTGCCTAAGTTGAGCCTGTTTAAGTAAAATATGTCGTTGTCAAGGAGACAACTAACATACTATCAAGTATAAACTACTTTTCAAGTATGTCAAGAGTATTTATCCCAGATATGGGAAACCTCACTTTTTTGTGAGGTTTTTGGGTAAATTACTTTCTGATAATTCTTAGTATAGCATTCAAATCTTCCTGACCTTCTTTGACTTCTTTTTTGTCGTCCTTGTCAAGATTTTTCATTCTCTCACGGTGTTTAGCAAAAACTTTATCATTTTCCTCTTTACTTGAAGGTTGTTTCTTTCTCGCATCATATTCACCGGTATCAACGCTTTCACTAGTACCAACCAATTTACCAATGTTATTGTTTCTAACCTTTTCAGTTGGGCCTAATTGTCCCACACGCTTTTGGTTAGCATCTAGGTCTTCCGAGACACCTTCTTCGTTCATCGCTTGCCAATCCTCATAATCAATATACATGTCAGTATCGGGATCATAATACTTTCCTTCTACCTTATCATAGTACACGACTTTACCATTCTTTGCGCTGAATGGGCCCTCAAGACCTGGACGGGATTGATAACGCTCTTTATCGATTCCCCTTGTCACAGTATAGCCTTCCGCCACACCTTGTTTACAAGCATGATAAGCACTTACGAGGTCATTTGGAAAATCTTCTTGATTAAAGATATTTTTTGCCCTTGATCCTATCTTTGGATCAGCCTTAGAAATGATGAATGCTTGTGTCAAGATATCCATGTCATCATCTAGATCAGGGTTTTTATCGTGTAAGTCTTGTGCTAGTTGTTCGTGATAGTACGCACCAAACTCTTTTCCTTCACTCATGTCTCTAGCACTTAATTGGTCGATAACCTGTCTGACCCAACCACTGACATCACTAGAACCAATTTCTTCTACATCGCCTACATATTGAGCCACATCCTCTATAGCATTCATGACATACTCAACACCATATCTTGATAAGAGTTCGGGCTTTGTGTTCAAAATCCTATTAATAATGCTGTTAGTTACATCATTGTATTCAGTGCTTTCCGATAGACCGGCTAAACGGTCGATAGCTTTATCGATGTTGTCTTCTCTCTTACGAGCCTTTTGTCTGTAATCTTTTGCTAAATCAGTAGCCGCTTGTTTCAAACCTGGTTTGCGTGATCTAGCAGCATTAGAGTCAAAGCCGCCTGCAATACTGCGGTTAATCATTGCATCTTGCCTAGCTTTCTTGGCATAAGAAGCGAGGGTTGATTTATCTAGTTCGTTGAGGTCATCTTCTGCTAATCCAAATGCTTTTAGATTATGTTCTTCTGTCTCATCATCGTGTGCCAATGTCTCTGCACCGGGGGCCTCACTTACTTTATCTTTGTTATATTCTTTCTCAAGTTCTTTTAATCGATTGATGATATCATCGATTCTTCTAGAACCTTTATCCATATCGTATCCACCTTTTTTGAGCGCGTCTTTAAGTTTTTCCTCAGTGGATTTCTTTTTGGTCTCGTCAAGATTTTGTTCTAATTTTTGTTTTAATTCATTGTATTTTCTATGTAAATCGGAGCCCCTCTGATATACAGAATGATCATCGGAATACTCATGTGTTCTTTGATGGAATGATCCGGGGCCTTCATACTTTTCATACTGATCTACGATAGCTTGTAATTCGGGATGTGATTCTTTGCTTTCTGTAGTATTTTCCTCTTCTTTGAATGATTCGCTTATCACCGAATCAGCCCAGGCTTCTAATTGATTTACTTCACTCATCTCATTTATTTTTTTCTGTAATTTTTTAAGTATTGGCATGACACTCTCTATCCTTGGGTCTAATGTTTCTTGCACGAACAATTCATTTACTGTTGATTCTTCTGAATCATCTTCCATTAATGTGGGTGTCCAACTTTCAAAATACATGTTGTAACCCCTGTGACCTGTCAACTTGCCCAATGTCTCACGCAAATTGTTGTAATGATTCAATCCCTCTTGGATCAACGGTGTTGCTGATTCGTTGAAGGTTTTATTCTTAGTGGCACGAACGAACCCTGCCATTTTTGAGTACTCTTCACAAAGACCTTTGATGTGATTCCATCTTTCATCATTTGGCACTCCACCTTCTGCCAAATGACGGGCGTAAATTCGTGCGAGACCGGGCCTCGTAGTAGGGGCAAGAATTCTTTCACCTTCTGTATTCTCCAAGAAAATTTTAGCTATATTACGGAATCTTTGCTCACCTTCTTGTATCTGTCTAGTGTGTTGCAATATGATTTTTACGCTAGGTATATCATTATTATAACTAGCACTCTTGCCCATTGGGTAGTAACCCTCATCCAATTTTTCTTTATTTTTCATATATTCCCTCTGCGCCATGTCATTTGATAAATGGTCTTTATTAATAAGATCAAAAGTCAACTGATTATTTAACGCCCAGTATTTTAAATGTCGTAATAGTTTATACCAATCTTGACTGTCTTCTATTTCTGATGAGAAAACATCGTCATCATAATAAACTATTAAATTATTTGCTGTATCAATGGTCGCATAGACTTTTTCTACTTGCTCATCACTTATTGGAAATGAAAATTGAAAGACATCTGCTTCATCGGGAACAGGCACGGCATCGTCTTTAGAGTCTTTTGGAATAGGATTATAACCCTGCGACTTTAAAAGATTAAATAATTTTTTATTGAGTGTTTCAGTATTGATTGGCATGATATAGTATTTAGTTTAGAACTGCGAAAAAGGGTAACGGTGCTATTATCTCTTCGTGATCCCTGATCTGAGATTCTAGATCATAGTGATAATCGGTTAATTGCTGTAATACACGGACGATCAGTAAAGTACTCATCACAAGATCATCAGTATCGCCTATCTTAGCAGCATAACTGCCACCGTGAGCGATAAAAGATTTAAGTTCACTGATCAAACTCCTGCTATGTACTTTCATTTTTTTGCTTTCAAGCAGTGATTTGAACTTGGCGCAAGCTGCTAATTTTACCTTATGTGTCGTATTGAATCCTTTACGCTTTTTACCGGGTTCACTTATGAATATTCCAGGAATATTGCTTTCACCGTATTCATTCAATGATATCAATGCGGCCTCACCGATCGTGTTATTTTCTAGCGTATAATACAGATTATTTGGTTCTCCGGTCTTGTCTACGATATACTTGTTTATCTCAGCAACTAATTTGATCTGGCTAGGAATATCAGTTTTATTATGTTTCCATTCACCTATCTGTGTTGTAGTATTAGCTTCAAATATCTGTATCGCTGCAGGATCGCTACCAGTACCAAGGCTAGGATCAAGACCAACCACATATATCATTCCCTTTTTTGGTTCTTGAAACCATCTTACTTGTCCCATCCTATTGATCGGTTCCGATCCTTCTAATTGAACTAATGTGTTAGGATTGATCAATGTCTCGTCAGCGATAATGAATTCACAACCGATCTCACGATTGAAACGATCTTCGCCTAATTGGGCTTTCATCTCATCAGCCCACTTTTGATCCCTTCCCGGTTGTTCGTGCCAGTATGCACGATATGCTTTGAATCCATTGACACCAACTTCAGTCTCGTTTCCAAACGAATCTTCAGTCTTATTTGCAAGTTTCCATATCAATGCGAATTGATCTTCATCACTGTTTGGTGTTGAGGTAATGATCGCTTTACCACCAGTTGACAATGTAGGTGTGATAGAAGTCCAGAACAACTCGGC